CAACCAACAGCACCAGGAGTTTGCTACGATCCGCTTCCAGATGGAAAAAGTGGAAACCAGAAACTTGCCGTTGGTTGTTCCTATTGTATGTACAAAAAGCAGTGTTGGCCCTCCGTAAGAGGTTTCCTGTATTCCACAGGCCCACGTTATTTAGTAGAGGTAGTAAATGAGCCGCGCCCGATCGAAATCACAGTTTCGTAGTTACTTTGAAGAAGACGTAGCTAAGGTGCTGAAGAAGGGTTTTGAATATGAACCCTTCACAGTTCCTTACACAGTCCATCGTAGATACTGTCCTGACTTTGTTCACACGGAGTCTGGGACGCTCGTAGAGTGCAAAGGTTTCTTCAGGGAAGGAGACACCAAGAAGTACACCAGTGTTAGAGATTGTTTACCTGAGGGTCAGCGTCTTGTGTTTGTTCTTATGAAGCCTGAGAAGAAAGTTAGGAAGGGCGCTAAGATGACAATGGCACAGTGGTGTGACAAGGAGAGAATAGCGTGGTACAGCTTAGAAATGTTAGAGGAGTTGATTGACGATGTCACTAACATTAGAAGAGATTAAAGAACGTCTGCTGAAGACATACGATCCTGAGGACTTTCTAGAGGCTTTAGAGATAACTTCAGAACAGCTACTGGACAGGTTTGAAGCTGAGTTACTCAATAGGCTGGATCTTTTTGAAGAGGAATTAGGGTTTGAAGAGGAGGACAAAGATGAAATTGAATAACGTAAAACCAGAGGAGTGGGACGCAGTGTCCTACCCTGAGCATTACAACACAGGAGAAGTTGAGTGCATCGAGGCTATTAAATCAAGCATGTCTAGGATAGCTTATAGGGGTTACTTAAAGGGGAACATAGAGAAGTACCTGTGGCGCTATGAACAAAAGGGTAAGCCTTTGCAAGACCTTAGCAAGTGCCACTGGTACCTAGATAAACTAATAGAGGAACTAACGAATGAAAGTGATTGAAGGAGACTTCGGGAAAAAGGGTAATCTATCAGCCGTAGAAGTCTTTGACTCTGTACGTAAAACAGAAAACCTAAAAGAATATGAAGAAGCCTTTTGTTTTGCCCGATCTAACGAAACGATGGTCATAGCGTCTAACATCGACGCACAAACTTTGTACTTTCTACTCGACCAGATAAAACTAACACTACTAACAAACGGAGATTACGAACCATAATGGATGCATACCAACAGTACATACATAAATCAAGATACGCACGGTACTTACCTGAAGAGAAACGTAGAGAGTCCTGGGAAGAAACCGTTCTCAGATACCTAGACTTCTGGGTAGCTCAGAGGAAACTGACTGAGAAAGAAGCTAAGGATCTTTTCAAGCCGATACATGACATGGAAGTTATGCCCAGCATGAGAGCCTTAATGACAGCAGGAGAAGCCCTTAGTCGTGACAATGTCGCTGGCTTCAACTGCGCCTACCTACCTATAGATCACCCGAAAGCTTTTGACGAGATGATGTACGTTCTTATGTGCGGCACAGGCGTTGGCTTTAGTGTTGAACGACAGTACATACAGAAGCTACCAGAAGTAGCAGAGGAACTACATGCAACCGATACAGTTATACACGTCTCTGACTCCAAAATTGGCTGGGCTAAAGCATACAGAGAACTTATCGCAATGCTCTTTACTGGTCAAATTCCAAAGTGGGACGTATCTGGAGTTAGGGCTGCAGGGGAACCCCTTAAAACTTTCGGAGGTAGAGCGTCAGGCCCGGAGCCTCTTGTCGACTTATTTCAGTTCACCGTGGAAATCTTTAGAGGGTCTATTGGCAGAAAGCTTAATTCTGTCGAATGTCACGACATCTGTTGTAAGATTGCACAAGTCGTCGTTGTCGGCGGGGTTAGAAGAAGCGCTCTTATCAGTCTCAGTAACCTCACTGACGACAGAATCAGACGAGCAAAGTCAGGGCAGTGGTGGGTAGATAATCCCCAGAGAGGACTAGCGAACAACTCAGCTTGTTACACAGAGAAGCCTGACTTTGAAGCTTTCCTAAACGAATGGCAGAGTCTGTACGAGTCACGCTCCGGTGAGCGAGGTGTCTTTAGTCGTGTCGCAAGTCAACGCCAAGCTGCTAAGAACGAACGTAGGGACGCTACGGTGGACTTCGGGACTAACCCCTGTTCTGAGATTATACTTAGGCCGTACCAGTTCTGTAACTTGTCAGAAGTTGTTGTTAGACCTGCGGACACACTGCAGACGCTTAAGAAAAAGGTAAGGGTCGCTGCTATCCTAGGAACGCTACAGGCGACACTGACAGACTTCAGGTACCTACGTAAGATATGGCAGGATAATACTAAAGAAGAGGCGCTTCTAGGGGTGTCCCTGACGGGTATCATGGATCACCCTGTTATGTCAGGTAGGACAGAGAGCGAGAATCTTAAAGAGTGGCTAACGGAGTTAAAAGAAGAAGCAATCAGGACTAACATGAAGTGGTCTACGTTGCTTAAGATCAACGCCAGTACTGCCATTACTGCTGTCAAACCTTCTGGTACTGTCAGTCAGCTAGTGGACAGTGCCTCAGGCATCCACCCGCGTTACTCTGAGCAGTACATTAGAAGAGTAAGGGCTGACTCTAGAGATCCCCTGTGTGGTGTCTTAGAAGCCGCTGGAGTCCCTGTAGAGGACGATGTGATGTCGCCTACTACTAAGGTCTTCTCGTTCCCCGTGAAGTCACCTAAGAACGCTATAGTGGCTACTGACATGGGAGCTATGGAGCAGCTACGTCTCTGGGAGACATATCAGGACTACTGGTGTGAACATAAGCCTTCTATGACTTGCTACTACAGGGACGATGAGTTCTTAGAAGTAGGGCAGTGGTTGTACAACAACTTCGACAAGGTCAGCGGTATTAGCTTTCTGCCTTATGCAGAACACTCCTACCAACAAGCTCCTTACGAACCTGTTGACAAAGAAACTTATGACAGTCTAGTAGCAAGCTTTCCTAAGTCCATCGATTGGAACGTCTCAGAAGCTTCGGACATGACTGAGGGTTCACAGCAGTTGGCCTGTACTGGCAACAGTTGCGAGATATAGAGTGAAACTAAAGGGGGTCTTAAGTGACCCCCTCTTTTTAGTTCCTGCCTGCGTTGTAAGCTTTTTCTAGTTCTTTAAACAAAGCAGCGTCCTCTGCTTTTAGTTTGTCTAGTCTACCGTTTGATTTTAGATTTCTGTATAACGCAGCTTTTCCAGAATTAGGCATCTTTCTAACTAGTTGTTTACGTTCCTCAGAAAACATAAGTTCTTTAGACGCTATCACCTGACCAGCAACACCTGCTTGGGCTCCTCCTGTTTGAGCAGTAGGGTATACACCGCTCCTTTCCATAGACTGTCCAAGTTCATCAGTAAACTTTCTAACCCGCTGCTGTCCTGACGACTGTCTAGCTAAGATTCTTTGAGTCACTTCTTTAGCCAGTACAGAGGCTCCAAGGAAACCAACAGAAAGGGTTGAGCCTATTTGAGAAGGTACTGAAGGAGCGGCTACTAAAACACCTTGTCCAATAATAGCAGTGTTAAACAGGTTTTCAAAAACACTTCCTTGGAAGTTACTAGGCATTAGAGTCTTAAGAGAGTCCATCTCGTTTTTCGCCCTAGCTGCTGCCTCATCTACGTTAGCTAACTGCAAAGCGTACTTTTCTTTTACTTGTGCTATTTTAATTCTAAGAATCTCTTTACCTTGTTCAGAAGCTTTATTAACTGCTTTGTCTTTTGTTAAAGCTGCTACTTCTTCTTTTTCTTTAGCTTTAAGTTTATCTCTTGCGGTTTGAAAACTCCTACGTAAAAGAGCCTTGTCTTTCAGAGCCTCTGTTGCAATTCTTTTAGCTTCTGAGTCAGCTAAGTCAAGAATGTTCTGCTTATTTCTTTCAGTAACAGCAGCAAGTTCTTGTGCTTCTTGTTGTAGTCTTCCTGCTCCTCTAGCGGAAAAACGGGGACTAAAGCTCCTAAGAGCGTTTAAATAGTCGGTGCCAGTAAAGGCTCCTGCTCTAGCGTCCCCTCCAGATGCTTTTACAGTAGCTTCGTCAACGGTGCTTCTAACACCCCATGCAGCCCTGTCAGCAGCAAAAGTTTTTCTTTCCGCTGCGTTTAAACCCGACTCAAGCAAGTCATGAAAGTGTCCCTGAACTTCAGAAGAAAACCTACGGGTAGAAACACTAGCGTCACTCAGTCCGTTAATAGCTCGACCAATAGTGCTTCTTAGCTGTAAAAGGTCTTCCCCTTTAATAACACCTCCCGGTGCTTTACGGCTAATTTCATCAACCACGTACTTCTTAACAGCGTTAATTATACCTCCTTTTTCAGCCCCTACTAGAACGAGGTCGGAGTAGTCGTCAGCAATGCTATCAATAAAGGAAGCTACTTGATCTTTATTTATGTCGTAGGTTTTACCGTTAGCTACTTTAAAACCGTACTTTTTCCAGAGGCTGTCTAAAGCTACGTTAGCGTCTTGAGGGTCTAAAGCCCCTAAAGCGTTTATCTCATCTTGAGGAGTACTTGAAGGAGCGGATTCTCTTAGTGCTTGTCCACGGAAACCAGCATTAGCAGCGTTGACAGAAGCATCAGCTTCTTTCACAGCTAGTGATTTTGCAGCCCCTGCGTTATTTTTTGCTGCTTCTAAAAGAGCTAGTTGGTCTTCGTGTTCTATTTTTTGTACGCCTCGTGAATCAGCGGCTAACTTTTTAACTTCGGTTATTCGGGCATCAAAACGCAAACCCCCTTCTTCTATAGCTTCTACAGTGTTTCTTTGAATAGCCGCAGTAGCATCGGCTACTTTCTTCTTAGCCTCTTCTTTAACCACCTGTACTGCTTTCCTAGCGTTAGCAGCAGGAGCGGCTCTACCAGCAACCTGTCGTGCTTGTTGTTCAGAGAGAGTACGTCCTCCGTAAGCCTTAGCTATGACAGATCTATAAACTTGTGATAACCCATGTTCAGTAAACATGAGGTTAGTAAAGTCAGAACCTTCTTTTAACTGTTGAGCCATCTTAGACTCAGTGGCAAAATCATAGATTTTCTTAACACCCGCAAAAGAAAACGGAATTGCTGCAGAGATACCCGCCGTCCATGCGCCACTTTCAGCTTTTTCTTTCCAAGTGTCTCCTTCAGCACCAATAATACCGCCTTCTACTGCCAAAACGCCAGCAGTAGTGCCTACAACACCTAGTGGACTTGCTTTAGATAATGTCTGGGCAATTTTACCTGCGGGGTCTAAACCTGAAAGACGAGTATTTGCCTGTTGTCTTCCTAGTTGCGCTGATAGGGCAGCAGCGTCATCTGCTTGTGTCCTAGCAAACGACCCACCAAGAGTTGTTCCTACTTCGTCTATTGATTTCCTAACTTTTACTCCGGGCCTAAGTTTAGCCGCCTGTCCTAAGATTCCTCCAGTGGCTAAAGTTACAGGAGACAGCACAGCCCCAGCTACATTAGCTATCCCAGATGCCCAAGGACTTTCTTCAGTAAAACGAGCAGAGTCAGCCTCCAAACCTAGTTGCATCTCGTCTGCAATCTGAGAAATAGACTTGTCTCGCAACTCAGGATTTAAAGCATAAACAGCAGTAGCTGCCATGTAGCTACCAACTTCCTCTGACTTGTTAAGCCAGAGCCCGTCTATGAAAGACCTAGCAACCATGCTTATGTCGTCCGCAGTTAGACCTTCCTCAGACTCTACTTTTTCTGTAAAAGCCTGAAGATTTTCTGCTACGTACTGCTCTTGTTTTTCTTCCGGTGGTAAAAGGTCTACAGAAAATTCGCCTGAAAAACCAGTTCCTGTCAGAAGCGCAGCGTTAGGGTTATCTCTAGAAACTTCTTCACCAGTAAATATGTTTTTAGCCATTATGTTTCCTTATCGGTAAAAATTAGGAACAAAACCAAGGTCGCTATGCATCTGCTTGGCGTACCTGTTTTCTATTTCAATAGTTTTTTCAGGGTTTCCCTCTTTTTCTTTTTCCATTTTGTTCAAAGTTTTGCTCATGTAAGTACCATAAGCTTGTCTTTTGCTTTCGTAACCTAATATTGAACCGGTTCGTGCGTCCTCAACCTGCATTTGAAGATGCTGTTCAAAAATAATAGCCATGTCTTGTTGAGCAGCTAGTATTCTTTCTTCTGCTGCTAAGTACCTTAAAATCTCTTCGCGACTAGCGTCTGCTTCAGGAAAACCCTGACTAAATATTTCAATGTCTCTGTCAGAAGCAACTCCTGGAGGTAATCCCTCTATCATGTCCATGTTTTTATTTTTTAAGTATGCGGTTTTATCTTCTTCTTCTTTGTCTCGCATACCTGCAAGATTTAAAATTGATGTTCTGAAGTCGCTTAAAAGACCAGTTGTTTTAGGATTCTCTGCGTTTAAACTATCCCTTAAACTTCTGTTTCTACCTAAAAGAATACCTGCTTTTGTACTTTCTTCAGATATTTTTATTAGTTTTTTTTCTACAGGAGTGGGTATACTACCTAGCTCCACCTCTTTTCGAGGTGCAAACTCTTTTGGAGGAGTTAAACCTACGTCCTCTTCAGTAACGGCACCTGTAATAGGGTCTGTGGTAAAGCTTATAGTTCGCTTTTCCATCACGCCTGTGTTCGAATTTGGGCGCATAAGATCTCTAAAAACAGGAGCAGCCCTACTACCTGTGTTCACAGGAAGTAAGCTTTTTTTAAGTTCTTCTACTCGCGGTTGCAGAAGATCAGAGTCTTCTCCTGCTTTTGCAGCTTCTCTTAATAAACCTAGTGCTTTTTCTTTGTTTGCTTTAGAAATATTAGGAGTTTCCATAATCCCTTGTAGCTCTGATATCAACATCTGAGCAGAAGTTCTTTGTCTACCTGCTGTTTGCTCTCTTTCTGTAAGGATTTCAGCCCTCTTCAAAGCTTGTTCGGCTTCTTCAAAACGCCCTAAAGCAATAAGCTGTTGTACTGAACCCATAACTTGTTCAGGTGTTTCAGAAAACATGCCTGAACCCGCTTCAATTATTTTTTTTTGTTCTTGGAGTTGCATTGCTGTTTTAGACAGTGCTGCACTTTCTTGTGGGTAACCCAAAGAAGACAACTGATTAGAAAGAAGTAGTAAAGTGTTAGGATCTTTTTGAGCCACAGCGGCCTGTCCCTGTTGCATTAAAGCGTTAAATGATTCTTCTTTCTTCTGTGCTTTATACTGCCCCGGCATACCACCAACGGCAGAACCTAAGTTAAACAGCCCTTGATTAATGGGTGGATTTGTTAAAGCTTGTAAAAACTCTCGTCCTAGTGTAGGCATTATTCTCTCCTTAATTAACTAAACAAGCCACCTAAGGCTTTACTGGCTAGACCCGACCCTAAGGAAGTCGCTTGACTTGCCTGCCCTAAAGCAGAAGAAAGTAAAGCTTGTAGACCTGTGGAATACGTTTCTCCGTAAGCTCCTGTTTGTGCAGCCATCTGCGCCCTACGTTGTTCTGCTGCTGTCTGCCCGGGCTGAATAGCGTTCAATAGTTGTGCCTGAGGTACATAAGCGTTAGCAAGCATTCCTGTGCCTAACTGTGCTTGTCGTGCCTGTTCTTGACCAGCAAATGTCATAGCGCCTAACATGTTTTGACTGTAGGCTTCTTCTTGTGCTTTAGCCATAGCCAAGCCTTCAGGAGTGCCTCCAAACATGCTTGTCTGTACACCTAAGCGTCCTTGCCCTTGTAGACGTTGTTCCAACTCGTATCGTTCCCTTTCTCTCTGAGGGTTAATACTGTCCATCATGCGTTGGAACACTTCTTGTTCACGAGCAGCAGGGTTTTGTTCAGCTAAAGCGAACATGGACTCAGCGCGTCTCATCTGTTCGTTCTGGAGGTCTTGTTCAGTACCGGAGAGATTTAAGTTATAATCCATCTCTCCGTTTTCACCAAGGCCCATTCCGAATTGACTACCAGTAGCAGAAGTGACGGTATAGGGTTGAAACTCCGACAGACCCCGCAGTTCGTCTGCTAGTCCACCTTCTTTGGTGTAAGCATCGTAAGCTTGTTGTCCTACTGTGCCTAGCTTATCGTAACCTTCTTTAGCGAAGGCTAAACCAGCAGCTCCAAGGCCTAATGATCCAAGTACACTCATTAGTAAACCCTCTTGTTGATATAGTTACTCATATTATTTTACCCATAAGTGCTAATACGTTAATCTCTTGTAGAGAAAGCTCTGTGCCGTCAATGTCGGCTTCTATTGTTACTGCTAATGTTGTTCCACTACCGCTTACATTAACTGAATCACGGATCACCAGCTTACCGGATGTAAACTCAGCTATATTAAACTCTGCAATGTTGAATTCAGAAGGATCTGAAGCTCCGACAGATATGACTATGGAGTCACTTCTTGATCCAAAATCATACGCCCAACGCATGGAAACAGGTTGTCCACTACCACCGATTATTGTCGGACGTAGCTTCTTAAGAAACTTTAGTATAGAAGGGTCGCCAAAAGTTAACTCAGGACTGCTGTATTTAAAACGGTAAGCTAGACCGTTGTCCTGATACCCTGTGTATTGACCTATTCCCAACTCACTTCCAACTAATAAAGCTCCGCTATCTTGTCTAACATAAGAAGTAAAAGTTGTGAGGGGCCAGCGTGTGGCTCTGTACGCTCCGTTTTCTAAAGCACCGCGTATGTCAAAACATAAGGTTACGTCTTGACCTGTGAAAGTTAATAAGTAGAAGTTTTCTTCTGGGTAATACACAGACTTAAACGATTCGCTTTCT